ATTTTTAATTACTTCAGATTCGCTACAATTATATAAGAAATCTGCCATGTCATTTGCTACATATTGTTGCAAATCTTCCATGCTCATGCTATCAACAAGAGTATTAATGAGTGTCTCTTTAAGTGTCATAATGTTTGTTTGTTATACCACTATTATAGTAGCGTGAAATGCAATAACAACCAACTATGTGCCACTTATTAAACTGGCACATCATAGGTTGATTTGTTCTTTAGAATATGCCAATACTCATCATAGGATAGAGTTTCTTCTTGCTCTGTATCCATATTGAGTATAATGTCAAAAGGGTAGAAAGCATAATACTTAACGTGGTCATCTACATACTCTTTGATTTGTTGATACTTAGTCATAAGATTGCCCCTCTATTTGTCAACATATCCTCTAATTTGAATAGAATAGTAACTACTTCTTTTTCATCAATATCACTATCAAAGTTTTGAATTTCCTCAACATAATTGTCAACTACATTGATAAGTGTTCTTAGTTCATTATCATTTAACATTGTCAATTACCTCTTCAATAGTTTCAGTAAAGTATTCATCAAAATACTCTTCGATCTCAACTAAAGCATCATTAAATGTTAATTTGTCTATCCATTGTTGCATATCGTCAGTAACATAAATTACTAAATCTTTCATTGTCATATTATCAACAAGTCTATCAACATAGTACTCTTTAAGAGCAGCAAATTGCTTGTCAGATAGATTCTGTGCTTTTAGCATTGTGTCTTTATTCTCTTTGCTAATCATTGGTCGCCTCCGATAAGTTGATATGGTTCTGGAAATTCGTCCACTTTAAGTTGAGCGAATGAATGGATCATAGTCCACACTTTTTGTCCTGATATTTGTCTTTCATCACAAACGTGACTAGCAGCGTCCTCTAACACTTGCAAGACTTCAAAAGCGTCAAGTTTTAACTGTTCTAAATCTTCAAAAGTCATTAACCTAACCTCCTGTATAAGTGATTAATTTTGTTGTCGATAGAGTCAATTCTATCCATAACTGGAATACCACCAATTAAATCTTCTTCTGCCGCTTCATCATTTGCGTAACCCTCATAATCCTCAAGGGAAGCACTAATTGTCTCCCATTCTGCATCAGTAAAAAATGCCTTGATAGTTACGAGTTGGTCATAACTGAAATCTCTTGTTAGAGTCATTTGAAAAACCTCTGTGTTTGTTATATTGTTATTATAGAGCAGTGACTCAAAGAATCAACTGCTCTTGTGCCAGTTTGTTTACTGGTCTAGTACCCAAAGACTTCCGCCATCAAAGTCTTTAGAGTATCCATAATTCCTTACGAGCATATCTCTAACTCTCTCTCTATCAAGTGAGTCGCCATCGCCCCAAGTGAATATGTCACTCTCTAAATCAGATATTAGTTGTAGATAGTCCTCTGTAGCAAGTGTAATGTCATCTTTAGTGACATTCATTTGATAAAGTGCATCATCAGCACCATAAAATGAAAAAACGTAATCAACGAAATCATCAATTTGATTGATGTCGTATTGATGTTTTCCGATAGCAACGATAGAAGTCATAAACCTGTTTGTTTGTTATACTATTATTATAGGGCAGTGATATTGAATATCAACCGCCCTTGTGCCACTTTTTCAACTGTCACTAGGTACTATCATTTGTGGGATTCCATCATCAATATCCGCTAAACGTCCTAGTTTATGTCTAATTTTTCTAAAATTGACATTAAAATTGTCATTCAACTTATCAGTAATCCTACAAGGCGTACCTAAGATAAGTTGAAGCAAAGCGTCACACTCTGCTGCGGTCAAGTTTGGGTCATTCATTAGTCTTTAGGATACAAGTTTGTAATAATGTCAGCAAGTTGATTCAACTGATCTTCATTCATTAGTTCGATCATAGCATCAACTATATCATAGGGGGCGGAATTGTCCGCCTCCTCTAGGATTTCTGCTATTTCTGAGAATAGTGTTGTTTTTAAGTCGTTTGGATAGATCATGCCATTAACTCCTGTGGATAGTCAGCGGGGATTTCTTCCTTGATAGGTGTGAAAGTATCGTTGAAATCCTTAGTTTCCTCATTCCAAAAACTGATACCATAACATACCAAAGTTCCGTCTAGTTCTTTAATATAAGCATACTCTCCACAACATTTGTTAGTGTCCTCAAAGAAGTGTGAAGTAGTTTTGTGAAGTCTAGGAGCATTGTCATCAATAGACTCTCCTCTCTCTGTGTAGTATAGAGGGCGTGGGTCGCACTTAACATCAATATCCCAAGTACTGTCACTATAACAAGAACTCATGTCGCCACCATCAATAAGTTCAGCGATTGCTTCTCTAGTAGGATAGTGTTTGTTGAGAGTAACACCTAACCACTGTGGATAACCGTCCCAATGATGATATGCGGATAGGATTGAACCATCAGCAAGTCTAAGTCCGATTCTTGAATTTGTTGACATGATTTGTTGTTTGTTTTGTTATGTACTTATTATAGTATGGTAGAATTGGAAATCTACCACCTGTGTGCCACTAATCTAAGTGTCACAAGTCTGCTGGGTCTGAAGGCATTACCTGTGGTAGTATCATCATTTGTAACCTATCAACAACAGCGGGAACAAGTTGACTACCATCAAAGGAGCAACTTCCGTCATTATTCTTGTTACCTAACTTCTCGCAAATTGCATCACTAACTAACTCATATAGAGCGTTATGTGCCTTTGGATTGTTGTTAATATGTTCGATAACTTCCAATACCAAAGCATCAGCAAGTTTGTTTAATGTGTCCTTAGATAGTGTCATTTAGTCCTCTTATCTTCATTTAAAGGCGAATTGAAATAGTCACGATTAACAACATAAAGTGTTACCATGGCAGTGAGAATACCAAAGAATCCAATAATCAAAATAGGACTCTTAGGGAAGTCGTAGAAAGGAATTTCAGTCATTAGTTGTCGTATAGTGGGTAGTAAACTTCTGTGTCAACTGCGTGCTTCATAGTCTCATACATTGAAAACTCTGGGTCGGATAAGTCCTTGCAAGTTGATAGAATATTGATAACCTCCTCCATGAGTCCGATTATCATTTTTTCTTTTGGTGTTGTTTTTGCCATAGTGTTTGTTTCTTAATTTGATTTTACTTGTTCGATCTCGACAAATTCATAATCTTGAAAGTTGTCGAAATCATGTTCATAGTCATCATAGTCGCCTTGTTCATAAAGACGCTTTGCTTCTTCTATATTATCTGCCCAGACAAAAGCAGATCCCCAACCGATAAACTTTTCGGTTATCTCAAATTGTGGCATTACTCCGCCTCCTCTACTGTATAAACTTGATAGTCAGCATCATCATCTAAGAATTGCCAATCTGTATCAGATTGAAGTGCAAGTGCTTCTGCTTCTGACTCATCATTTGCCTCAACATAGGCGATGTAGTTACTTACTCTTGAAGCAACGATTCTAAACTCTTTCATAGTGTGTCTGTTTGTTATAGTATTATTATACAGGCGGTAGTATGTAATTACAACCACCTGTGTGACAGTTTACAAATAGGTTATCTCGCCTTTCTCTACTGCCTCCTCTAACTCATAGTAGTTTGCTCTCTCCGCATCTATCTCTTCTTGATGATATTCAAATACCATTTTCTGATAGATGTCGAACAAGTCCTGTAATACTACGCCTTCTAGATCAGTCCATGAACCAACGTAGTCTAACTGTGTTTCATCATATCCACCCTTCTCAAAACTGGGAGCGGATACAAAATTCATTCCAATGTCAATAAAGAAATGTCTGCCATACTTCTCACTTACATGAGTTTTTGTTGGTATGAAATGGCAACCATGTATGCCCTCTGGGTCACGCAAGTCATTGAAGTCTCTAAAAATGTATGTTCTCATTATATACCTCCATCAACTGCTATCATTTTGTGATAGATGTCATGTGAGATATAATCTCTAATATCATTTGAGAGATCAGGGTCATGCTTTGTTTCTACTCTCTCTTTTAGAGAGAAGTAAGTCGGTTCAAATATCTCAAAGAGTCTATTGAACTCGGTGTCTGTTAGGATTAATGTTTTCATGTTTCTATTATAGTATGATGAAATAGGATTTCATGCACCTATGTGCCACTTATTCAACTGGCACACCCCATGTCTTTTTCATATTGAAGTTTGCATAACTGAAGCGTTGACGTTTGATAAGTTTGTATGTACCATACTTGTTAGTCATCACATAACCCTCATGTTCATAGGGTTGTCCATCAATAAGACACTCAATATCTGTTGGTGTGACTATGCCTTGCATCAATAGTTCTTTAACTTCAATAATCATATTGTACAAGTGAAACAAGTTTTTTGAGTATCCTGTATCACTTGCAAGTTGCTCAGGGTTAAGTTTCTTACCTTCCCTCACATAACTGTTGACAATTACCTTTAGTGCTTTTCCTTCCTTGAGCGTGGGGAACTCGGTAAAACGTACCAACGTGCGGGCGAGAGTGAGCAAAAACTCAATCTTGACACTAAAGCGGTTATTCATAGTAGCATGAGTATCAACTTGATAGTGTCCTAAGTTGCGACAGTCAAGATTCCTATAATTATTGGGTCGATAATGGAATACTGCATCTAATTCTTGAATAGTTGCACCAATATATTGTGTATGAGTCGCTACAACTACTGACTGTTTGATGACCTTATCAAATTTGTATGTGATAGTATTAGGTTTGTAGGTATCATTACCACCATAACCAATAAAGTCACATTGATACACTCCATGATCTGTGGGTAGAGTCTCAAGGCAAGTGTGTAGAATACTTGCTACATTTGGGATATGTCCATGATTTGTTTCAATATCTGTATGAGTATAGTTTATCTTGATCTTCTTCTTGTTGAATACTGATTTAGTACCAACAAAGAATCTACCATTCTCAGGGTTGACTCCATACACAATAGCAGGGGCACCATCATACTTGACTGATATTTGATTTCTCTTGCTCTTCAAAAACTTGATTACATCAATAGCACCACTCTTACCAAGAGTCAGGATACTATCTTCTGGGTGCTCTAGGTGTTTGTTCTTCATACTACCATTATACACCATGGCAACAGGAAATCAACCACCTGTGTGCCAGTTTATAAAGTGGGTGAGAGAGAAACGTGGGGCGAACTCATCTGAGTTTCACTCAGGCGCCCAAATTTACGCTACGGGAATCGCTTACACCTGTACCCCTACTGCTGCCATATAGGACTTAACGTTCGGGCGTAGCAACCATCTAAGTTATCCCTCTCACATTTATATAATACTACATTGATATATGTTTACAACCACCTGTGTGCCAGTTTATTAAATGTCACAGTCAGGGTTGAGAAATTGTCTATTTCGCTTTACTTTAGTAGTTGAAATATCAATTAAATCTTCTAACTCTTCTATAGAATTGGATAGGTTGTCATCATCTTTCTCCTCAGAATAGAAAAATAATGCTTCACTTAACAAGTTGAATTGCTTGTCAGTTAGTGTTACATTGATCTGATACATCTTACCTCATAGGTATGTTAAACGACATTATTGTCCTCTGTTTATTTGATTTAGATACTGGCGATTCATGTAACAAAACAGAAGGAAAAGTTAGAATCTCGCCTTCATTTATTGGAGGCGCAATCTTATCTATTGTACCATAATAGGGGTTAGGGTGTGGACTATAGAATGTAGTAGGAAAATGCTCCTGTGGGTCAAACTCAACATACAATACACATGATATATTCATTAAACCATGATTATGAGCACCATGAAATTG